CATACAATTACGAATTATTCGACGAAGTTCCGAAACATCAACTTCCACAAGATATTTTCAAGTGGTAGTTCTCTTACTATTACGGTTCAATTCAGAATCCATAATAGATTTAAGAGGATGTTTCAGATCTAAATCGACATAACTCTTGTAAGCCGCTTCTTCGGTAGGATACTTTTTATGTAAAGCATCTTTACTTTTAGAAGTCGGATTCCAAGCGTACAGAACATTAATTCCAAGAATTAAGTCTGTAGTTCGTTTAATCTGCCTTTCTAATCAAAGGTCAGTATATTTCTCTTGCATGTGTCGTAATCTCTGTGCAAGCACAGACTTTACGGCTCATTCAAATAAGAAATAATTGACATCCTTAGCGGACAGTCGTGGTAATTTTCTGTTTTGGAGAACAGAAGATATAATGTTTCTGCTAAGATCAAAATTGAAATTAGCAAAAAGCATTTTACCTTTTGTAACCATAGGTTCTGTCGATCTCACAAACTTTAGCAAGTATTCTCAATTTGAAATCTTTTCAAAATAAGAATTTGCCAAAGCAAGTAAGGCGATAGAATCCTTTTTGACAGAAGTATCCCAAGGAGTACGCTTCATAATAGTTTCAAATACTGATATAGGCTTTTGTAGAAAAGGTTTTTCCTTTCTTACTAAAGATATAAAAGTACTGATTCTACCTTTGAAGGTATCCTGGTTCATGAACATTTTCCATGGAAGTGGAGTAACGTAGTTACCCCATCAAGTTCGTTTTGCGAACTCAACCACTGGACGATGCTCAGAAACGACTGATTTACTTTCATTAATAGGAACACCAATGTTTTTCATAATCTCTAGGTATTTAGATGCTAATTCTTTAGAGAAGATAACAATATCATCTCCAAGAACCTCGTATCTATCCTCCCAGCGATTAGAATGGTTCCCTATCAACTTAGACGCAACTTGCATTAACATATGATGTGTTAAAGCAAGCATTGCCCAAGAAGATAGTGCACCCATTGGTTGACCAACTGCATACTTGTAAAGATTTACTTCTTGAGTGTCTTTATCTTTTAATAGATAATCACGCTCAACAAGCAATCTTTTTCAAGCTTCTGCAGCATCAACTCCAATTAGGTTTGCAAGTATTGCTACTTGTAAATCTATTGGGAGTCGATCGGTCGCAGCAGAAAGATCATATCCAAAAGAACAGTTATATTTAACTGCTTTTTCGATACATCTTTCAAAGGCTGCATCCTGATCCATAGTACCATCATTAGGTAATCTTTTTAGAATACCAAATAATGCTCTATGTAAAGGATACAGTAATGATTGTGTTCAACCATCTACGATGGCAAACACTCTCATTTTACCTGCTGCTTCCTCTTTCAAGGATAGTTTTCCCATAGTGAAAGATGGAGAATCTTTTACCATTGAGAAAACTCTCAAGATAAAAGTATGAAATACTGGTAAACCAGCATTTTCATCTTCTATCTTCGTTATTCACTTAAAGCAACCATTAATTCTATCCATTATTTCTAATAGAGAAGAATTAGTTGCCAAAGCATAACGCTTGAAATGAAAGTACAACTTAGGATTGTTATAGATCAGCAAGGCATCACATACTAAGCCCATTCAAGATTTTGAATGAGTAGTAGATGATGTTTCTAACCATAAGAATCTGTGACTTGCGACATCAAACTTACCTACGAATCCTTTTAAAACTCTATCCATATCTCTATGGATTGAGCTACAAAGCATTCGTAAATAACTGATGTCACCTGTATAAGGTAGAGTGATTGTACTAAGATTTAACTTACATGGAATTTTAATAATTCTATATAAATTAAATATACTTAAGTACAACTTGATTACTTTATGAGAACCCTGTATGATAGATCTTCGATCTCTCGTACCGATTATCACTGGTAATCCACTCCGACTTAAACGGGGTAAGTTCAGATCTGGTTCAATCTCTTTTAGAGATTGAAATGGTTGCTGAGCTATAACCTTAGAAATAGCTAAGCTACAAGCTTTTAGGTATTTCACAACATAAGTTGAGCCATGTCTCTTATTCATTTGAATAAGATACATACCAAACTTATGTATTAGTCGTATACGATTGGTGATCTTTCTATTATCTCGCAAGCATAAAGATACAATCTTAAATGCAAAACGAGAAAATAGACTAGACAAGGTTTTAACCTCGTCAAGACGTATCAGTTGATCACGTACTAACTCTTTAGTTTTAAGAAAGACTCTTGAAATTTTAATTGTGTTTTTCATAATTATTATTTTAAGATCTTCTTTTAACGAAAAAGGGTAACGTGACAACCTGCGTTGACCCCTTTATGGGGCGCGAGACACAAGCCGCCAACCGCCTACTTTAATAAGTGAAACTTATTAGCTAAGTAAGCTATATTCTTACAACCTCTTCCCCGATAGTACATAAAATGTACGTCACGAAGAAAATCTGGAGAAATCCAAATCTCGAATAAGTTCCCTGAAAGGGGTAAACTTATTTAAGCGGTTGTCTAGTATTTTTACTAGAGTTTCCGAAAGGCG